CATGATCCAGCCGTGACCGTAGTGCATTGCCGGGCTTTGTTTTACCAGCAGCGATGCAAATGATGGTTCTTTCGTCAGCATAAGCACCTCACAGCAAACCGAATGAAGCACCGAGGCCAGTCACGGTATCAACTGCACTCGCCATCGCAGGATTAGCCTGTAAACGGGCCTGCAATGAAACAGCCGCCAGCGCCATCAGTCGTGTTACAGAATTAATGCTGCTGATGGCATCACGACGACCGGCACTGGTTTTTACATCGCCAGATACCGCACCTGCAGCAACACGCCCGATCTCTGCGGTTGCACTCATGACGTAATGTGGCAGTTTCTCTTTTGCCACCTCATTAATCGGTACACATGGCAGACAATGAATCTGTGCCAGAAAACCATCTACCAGCGTTGAATCTTCAGTCAGATCGGTAAGCAGCCAGATTTCTGGTGCGGTTAATAAATGAGGTTGAGCTGGGTTCAGCTTGTTCCGCAGAATCTGCACATTCATGCCAGCACGTTCTGCCAGTTGCACCAGGTTGTGGCGCAATGCGAATGCACGACAGGCTTCATCAAAATGTGGATGTTTGGAAACTTGGTAATCAAACATATTCGACATCTCTGACATAACCCAAAATGGAACTAGTTAATGCTCAAATTGCATTCAGCGAGTGCATCAACAGTCATTGCTGCGATATTGATCATCACCTTTTCTCGCTTTTTATCCTTACGGAGACGATGGCGAATAAGACGTCCATCAGCCAGCATGTCATTGATGGTGTCGATAGATAAGCCAGTCAGTTCGCTGTATTTCTCAATAGAAACAGATGGAACAGCTAAGGTGATTGAAATATGTGGAGTCATGATGCAAGATTCCTCGATTAACATGATGCGTGGTAACTGGTGATTAACACCGTCAAGTTCACTTTCGCACACATTAATTCTTCATTTGAGAAGTGTCAACTCAATATTACTCAAAGGCGTACTAGATGAATTTCAAAAACGGAGGACAGGCAGTCATAACGCGCATGCTTGAAGCGTATGGATTCAAGACGCGGCAAGCCCTATGTGAACAGTTCAATGTATCTGCAAGTACTATGGGAACGCGCTGGATGCGTGACGCATTTCCTGCTGACTGGGTAATTCAGTGTGCAATTGAAACAGGAGCATCTATAGAGTGGCTCTCATTCGGAAAAGGCGTGCCATTTCCTAAGAATACCGAAGTTCCCGCTAAATTAGAGGAACCAGCATCATTGGTTCAATATGTTCCCAAAGCCACCACCAACGAGAACCCAATTGTGAACCATCCAAATCTGGATTCAGGTGGACGTAATGCGATAAACAGGCTAATGGAAGCGTATGGCTTTAAAACAAGACAAGAACTTGCCGACCATTTGAATGTGTCTAAAAGCACAATGGCGAATAGATACTTGCGAGACACATTCCCAGCTGACTGGATCATAAGATGCTCGTTGGAAACAAGAACTTCTCTTTTATGGTTAGCAACTGGGCGCGGGCAAAAACTTGGAAGCGAAGAAAGTGAAGCTTTAGAAATTCCTAAAGTAAAACTTATTGACAATCAAATTTTCGATGCTGGTCATTTATTGATAGATAAGTCCCTGCTTCCTCATTTTAATGATTTACTCGCAATTGAAGACGAACATTGCATAAATATTGCACACATGAATAAAGCTAATGTTGAAGACGGAAGATGGATTGTTCAATACCAAAATAATTTCAAGTTAAAACAAATTTTTCTATTACCTGGAGGCAATCTTCGAGTAACAGACGATGATTTAACATTTGATTGTGAAAAAGAAGATATAAAATTAGTTGCCAAAATTTTCTCACAGTACCGTACTATTTAATCTTGAGGCATAGTAATGGATTTTATAAAAAAACTCGAATTTGGAAATTATACTCTCCGTTTTGGTGATGATGTTTTGCTAGACTATTATGATGAAATTGTTTTCCCCTCTTTTTTGGAGATGGCAAACATCCGCAGAATATCTGACAAATCAGAGTTCTTTTTCATTGATACTGAATGCGTCATACTTGACGAAGAAGCAACACCCCCAGTACTCGGAATTAAAGGTCGGATTATTAAGAATACATTATTAACCAGAGAACAAGTATTTGATGGTGCTGATTTGGTTGAAGATCATCAAGAGCTTGAAACAGCCCCGAGCTCTTTCTTTCTTCTAATATTAAACACTCACAGATTAATTCTTTGCAAGGAAGTTAGTGGTGCTCCCACAATTCAAAACTTTCAGTCAACAAGTCAGTGTTTCTTAAACATAGAATATGAAAAATACATATCTCATTTATACGAAACCGCACAAGAAGAACGCAAAGAAAACCCTGACTTACCTCGAGTCACTAAAAAAAGCTTACGGAACGAAATCAAACGCCCGAAGCTAAGAATAACGCCGTTAACTGACAAACAAAGCCTAGAGCAATTTATTGATAATTTTAATAAAATCCAAAATGTCTCAGTAAAACTTCTCCCTACAAATCAAGAAGAAATTGATAACGACGAATTTTGGGAGTCACTTGAAAGTGCCGGAGACGAAATGGGAAGTATTTCTACATCTATTCGCTTTTCAAACACCGATTCAGGCTTGAATCATGGTGCTGTTTTAGAACAACTCACATCAGCAACCAGATTGGCTAATTCAGGAATAAATATTAAAGGATATGATGACAATGGTGATATAATCAAAGGTAGCAATGATGACTTTGTTTTGTTAAGTGAGATGAATGAATTATCAAAGGATACGGTAGTAGCTGCAAATGAAAGTTATGAGCGGTATGAAAATCTTGTAGAAGAAGGTAAGATATCTCTACCCCGTTCTCTTTCACAAAAGACGATTAGAATTATTAGCAATATATATGAAAGGTTTGGTCGATGATAAATAAAATAGATGCTAAAGAAATAACCAAAGAGAAAAACCTTTGGGATGTTTACTTGCTCTGCAAACGGATTACTATTAGTACATTCCATATTTGCATTTTGCTCACAGCATCTATTTTTTTATTAACAAACTCTTTTTTTATTGAGAAGGATATGTCTCATTTAGTATCTGACATTAGAAACTGGGCTTTGATTGGTTTTAACTTTGCAGTGACAACCTTAGGTTTTCTCATTGCTGGTTTCACAATATTTGCAACACTATCCAAACCCGAGATGTTTCTTCAGATGATGTCAATACAACATAAAAAAACACAGATGCCCACGTTAAAATATAACTTTATGGCATTTATGAAAGTTTTCATCTCATTTATTACGTTTACTTTCATTTATCTAATAATAATTCTCTTTTGTCAAAAAGATGGAATAATTGGCAATATAATTGATTTATTTCCATATTCAAAATCGATAAAAGAATTAATTATTAAATTTGGATACTGTGTTATAGGGACTAGCCTTATTTACTTAGTGTTAGTAGTAAAGACATTTATTTTTAATATCTACGCTATCATAATGAATAATATTCGTTGGGAGTTATACATTAAAAGAAAAGAACAAAGACTTTCCAGTAACAAAGAGACAATCAATAAAAACATAGATGTAACTAAAATGCATTAAACACATAACATATGTATAGTTATCCAATCATCATACATTGACACTGTATAAAAAAACAGTATAAATGCTCTCCACTGGAGGGCATTTTTTATGGCAGTACGAAAACTCACCACAGGGAAATGGCTTTGCGAATGTTACCCCGCCGGACGAAGTGGGCGTCGTGTGCGTAAACAATTCGCCACCAAAGGCGAAGCTCTGGCTTTTGAGCGTCACACGATGGAAGAAACCGAATCAAAGCCCTGGCTGGGCGAATCAGTGGATCGTCGAACCCTGAAAGACGTGGTTGAGCTATGGTTCAAATTACATGGTAAATCTCTGACTGCTGGACAGCATGTCTATGACAAATTGCTGCTGATGGTTGACGCTCTAGGCAATCCTCTTGCAACCAATCTCACCTCTAAAATGTTTGCCCACTATCGAGATAAACGCCTGACAGGTGAGATCTACTTCAGCGAGAAATGGAAGAAAGGAGCCAGCCCGGTCACCATTAACCTGGAGCAAAGCTATCTAAGTAGTGTTTTTAGCGAACTATCCCGCCTGGGCGAATGGTCGTATCCAAACCCACTGGAGAACATGCGAAAATTCACCATCGCAGAAAAAGAGATGGCATGGCTTACCCATGAGCAGATTGTTGAACTGCTGGCTGATTGCAAACGTCAGGACCCAATTCTGGCACTGGTAGTCAAGATATGCTTAAGCACAGGCGCACGCTGGCGAGAAGCAATAAATCTTACCCGATCACAGGTGACTAAATACCGAATTACCTTTGTAAGAACGAAGGGGAAGAAAAACAGAAGCATCCCTATCAGTAAAGAGCTTTATGAAGAGATCATGGCGCTTGATGGGTTCAATTTCTTCACAGACTGCTATTTTCAATTTTTATCCGTGATGGAAAAAACGTCTATCGTGCTCCCTCGCGGTCAACTCACACACGTTCTGCGCCATACGTTTGCGGCGCACTTCATGATGTCGGGTGGAAACATTCTGGCCTTACAAAAAATTCTCGGACACCACGATATAAAAATGACTATGCGTTACGCACATCTGGCACCGGATCATCTAGAAACGGCGCTCCGTTTCAATCCTCTGGCAACGCTGCCAAGTGGCGACAAAGTGGCGGCAGCGGTTGGCATTACCCCGTAA